TTGTTGAATTTCCTCTATATATTCTAAAGTTTAATAAATTTTTAGCAGGATTTGGAAAAATAATATATGATAAATCACTATTAAGTTCATTATACCAAATATCATCAAATAATATTTGTCTGCATGAGTCAATATAAATTTTTTTAAGATGGTATGTATTTTTATCTTTTGGATTTTTAATATGTATTCTTTGATATGAAGTATCACATTTATTTGTTATTACAACTTGATAATTTCCAGAAACATTACTACCTATAGAATATAATACATTACTATTAATGTTTAAAAATACATTATTATGATACCAATCATATGACCATTCTGAATTATATTCACATACAATTTTTATTTGAGATAATAAAACTGTTGGATTTAAAAAACAAATAAAAAACAAAAGATTTTTTATATTTTTTCTTTTTAATTTAATCATAATTTATTATTTTCTTTATATTCAATAGCTTCGTCTATTCTAGATCTAGCTTCTATAAACAAGAGGTTTATTTTGTGATCGCATTTCCAATTCATATAATTAAGATTTATAATTTACCAACAGCTGTTGTAATACCTATTTCTAGTTTATCCACTGTCAAGGTGTATAACTCTTACAACAACTGTTAGTAGATTAATTTTTTATTTATGTATTTGATATTTATAATTACCATTAATATAATTAATGTAAGCTGATGTTGTAGTACTAAAATCAACATCTATTATGATTTTAGCTTTAGACTTAGTATTAATTCTAAGTGTTTTAAACTTATCTTTATATTGAAATACTACAACATAAAATTTATTCTCTTCAAGTTTAACCTTGTATGCTGAGAATAATGTTTTCTTATTAGTAACTAATGTTTTAACATTGTTAGTTACTTCATAAACTTCTATTTGGCTATTAGGTGCATTTAACACGTAACCTTCAAGTTTGATTGATGCTGTTAAGTTAATTGCTATTAACATTAACATTGATGTGATGATTGTTTTCATAATTGTTTGATTTATTTGATTTTTAATTGATTTAAAAAGATTGAAAAGGGTAGAACATTTCTGATACATCAGACAATATGAATGTTAACTATTATTCCCTAATTCAATCAATATATTATTCTGCATAGTTTTTAATTCCACCTGCAAGACATTGAAAGTCTTCTTTAGAGATAATCATAGTTTTATTATCTTGATACTGCCACTTGTTACAAGTGATTTCTATTGTATCTTTATAGATAGCAACTATTTCATAGATACCTCTTCTTGAAGTAATATGAATTTTATCAGATATTCTAAATAGTTGAGGTATATTTTTAGACTTGTTAATAAGTTTTTGATACTGTTTATTAACTAAGTAATTATTTTTCTCTGATTGCGTAGAGTATACTATGCATCTACTGTATTTAGAAGATATTAAGATAGAATAATCCATAGGATTATAATTATCTTGTATAGTTGTGTATTGCGAAGGATTTAATAATTCATAAGAACCATTATCATTAATGATACATAGTTTACCATTGATTAATTCAGGTAAAGTAGTAAGTGATGCTAATATTATATTCATTTTGTTGGTAGTTATACTCATACAAGAGTTGGTTTAAGTTGTTTATTGATTGTGTTTTACACCTAAAACTTTGATATACATATTTAGGATAACCCCTTATATTATGTATTAATAGTATTTTAATATTTAGATTGTCTTTCACAACATACTAATATCAAAGAAACTGGTGTCCTCAACATCTTGGAAAGAGTTAAGTTTTTTAAATTGATCTCGTTTAAAAGAGCTATTTTTAAATTGTGTTAGTGATTAAAGAGAAATAGTTAATTAAGGAGATGATTGGTGGATGATATAGGCTCACATAATTGTCCACCTAACTGCTTATAACTTAACCAATTAGAGATTCTATTATCGGTTATAACTAAAAGCAATATCACATCACCAGATTCATCAGCACAAAGTTCCCTGTGGATTACTTTGATCTTTTTATTTGTTAAATATGTATTCTCTATAGTGGTTATTTCCTCTATAGTATCTCCAATGATGAAGACTTTTTTTAAATTATTCATATTATTTGTTGTTTTAAAGAGATTAATTAACTATTTTAATATTATTGTTTGAGAGTTTTAATTGAGAGTTTTAATATTAGTGTTGGTGAACATTCATAGTGAATCCACATACCAACAGTAATTAGAGTAATAGTGAGCACAAGACAACTTGGTAATTAGAGATTGTTTAATCACAAGACCTCGCAGTAATTTCTAACTTAGCGTAGGAAGAAAAAAAAGGTAAGTGCCTAAGCACCTACCCTTAATTTATCTAAGATTAAGCTCTTGCAGCTAAACGATTAACAACAGGAGCAGCAACTACTTCTGATTTATCGTGAGCAACAAAAACATCTTCAATACACAATTCTAATTCAGTTAACACTGAAGCTGTGTAGATTTTCTCACCCTTAGCTAATAATGTAGCACCTGTAGATGGATTAACCTTTGCAGATAAATCACCTTCTTTAGTTCTACCAAATCTAGCTTGGTCTTTCTCTGATAACTGAGCATACTCAGATTCAGTTACTTCCCAAACTGTTATAGCTTGTGCAGGAATACCATTAGCTACACAGAAATCGTTGAAGTTATCACCCTCTTTAAGAGTAGCAAATAATTCAGCAACATCACCTTTAGGGTGAATCCACGCAGTTTTCAAGTTAACAATTGGCTCACTAGATGCTAACACACCAATTAAACCATTAGATCCAAAGCGTGATTTCTCACCACTAGATTCATAAGGTTTATCAAATGTGCTAAACAATTGGATAGCAAGACCATTTTCTTTTGTAGTAATAGAGCCTACAAATACTTCATTTTTAGCTAATGAAGACAAGTTGAATTTTGATTTTAAAGTTGACATAATTTTAATTTATTAAATTGTTTTGTAATTATTTATTGAGTTGCTATTTACTTTTATCTAATTCCTGAAATCGCTATCACCTGATTCAGAAAATGGATGCGGGTACACGGCATACTCAAAAATCAGGTAGGGTCTTGATTTATGGTGGTCAACACTGTAAAATTTTCAAATATTTTTAAAAAAAAATCCAGAAAAAAATTCCAAAAAATTTAAAAACGCTATAAATACACCAAATTAAATTTGGTAATCTCAAATATTAGTTTTATATTTGCACCATAATATATATACAAACTATGACTTGTCCAACTACTACATCAATAGCTTTATCTAGAGAGAACATAGAGACTCTAGGGTTTTCACTTATTAATAGTACACCTACTACACAATTGTATAGGTATCAGCAGTATGATATGTTGATAGATACAATTACTAATAAGGTAACCGTTATTTATGGTACTTTTAATAATCCTCTTAACTACGTCTTTGTATCAATTGTTCTTAATTTTGCTGAGCTTAAAAAGTATCTTATTAGGAATAACATCATAGTAGATCCAAATTTATAAAAAATAATTCACTTTTTTCTTGCATATATCAATTATATGTTTTATCTTTGCACTCAATATTAAAGATGTTAGTCTTCTAGGTGTTTAATCAAAGCTTTAAACTTAATATCCTAGAGGCATTCTTATTTTAAACTTCAGTAACCTAATAAAAATTGGACGACTGTTGGATCGGGTAAATAATCTTTTAAGATTACAAGAACAAAAAAATCAACTAAAGTAGGGTTTGGTTTTCTGGTGTATGAAACTTACAGCAGTTTTTTAGGTGAAGGTCAAAAAAAAACAGGGAGAAGGAGGTTTTTATTATTATAATAAGTTGAAGATGAGTGAGACTAAGGTGTTGGATGTTTACACATACGGTGTAATACTTAAAGAGAAAGAGGGGGAGATTGATGATGATAGATATACAATTACTTTTGATGGTAAATCTGTTATATTACCAAATAATGCTTTTGAATTTCATAGTACAGTTAAATTAACTATGAATGACTTATTTGATAAAGTTAAAGGTACTAAAGATATTGATAGTGTTTACTTTTTTACTTCAGATAAACAGAAAGTAGATTGTAAAATAACTTCTTACTAATGAAGTTACCACTACCAGTTACAAATGATAATGTTAATAGAGCTCTTATAGAGGTTCTTAACCCTATAATGAAGTTAACATTTACAGAAAAAGATATTTTAAATGAGTATATCTCACTTTATAAAAGTCTTCTAGATTTAGAAGATGATGATATTATTGCTACGTTAGCATCTACAAATAGTAGATTGTATGTTAGGAATAAGTTAAAGATTACAGAACATGCTTATAATAATCATATTAGTAAGCTAAGGAAGAAACGAGTATTAGTTGATGGTAAACTACATCCTCTTATAACTAATAATTGTACACTTAAAACAATTCAATTAACATATGAGTTATACTATGTATAAGAATTTTAACGAGATTGTTAAAGAGGTTGCTAAGAATAATAACTTATCAATCGCTATTGTAGAGGAAGTAGTTAAGAATCAATTTGGTTATGCTAAAGAGGTTATTGAAAGTGAGGTTGAAGAATCAGTTAAGTTAAAGTACATAGGTACACTTAAACTGAGTGCTAAAAGAATAAGTAAAACAAAGAAAAAATGAAGAATTTAAAATGTGTGAATGATAACATCTTAATTGAGTTACCATCTATTGAAGAGAAAACAGCAGCAGGTATTATTAAAACTGAGGAGATGTTAGCAGCTGAGCAAAAAGATACTAATGTAGTCACAATACTTTCAGTAGGTGATGCTGTTACTAAAGTTAAAGCTAATGATAAAATTATGATTAGGAATACATCTGTACCTATTTTTGAATATGATGGTGTTAGGTATGGCGGCATTAAGGAGTATGATGTTTTTTGTATAGTAAAGTAATAGTTTATGAATCCTTTAACAGAGCACGATGAAGGGGTTAACTATTGGGATATAGATAATCAACTAAAGACCATTGAACCTTTTAAATCCTTCTATAAAAAAGATTCATCAAAAAATAAAAACTATAGTTCACAGCATATGTGGGCTATAGCTTTTTATATTCTTCCACAATCAAGAATAGTTAATTATTCATCTGAAGAGAAGACTAAGATTATTGATTCAGATATAGCTACTATTAAATTAGATTGGAAGCAAATAGCAGAATTACTAACTCATTATAGTAATTTAAATTTAACACAAGTACAAAGATCACTTGAAAACTGGAAATTCAAATTAGAGGAGAGAGATAACTTTTTAATGAAAACTACTTATGATTCACTAGGTATAGATGATGCAGGTAAGTTAGATAAATTGTTAGCTGATACTCCAAAGTTATTTGAACAGTATGCTAAAATACAAGAATCTTTAAAAGAAGAATTAAATAAAGGTATTAATAGAGGAGGTAGAAAAGAATCTATTTCTGAACAAAAAATGATATAATGATAGGTAGAATGAAAGTTAAATCTTTAGCTGATGCACAAGCTGAGGATTTATTAAATGTAGAACTCCCAGATACAGAAGTAGATTTTATATTTAGTAGAACTTCTGTAAGAGCTATGTATGTTATAACAATTGACGAAGAGCAATTTATAACATTAGTGCTAGAAAGTGGGGAATACCCAATACTTTTTGACCAGCATATATATGATACTTTAGCTAAACAATTAAATTAAGTTATGGGTTTTATTAGGATTAATAATAGGTCTAACTTTCTAATTAAATTATTAGAAGTTTATCATCCTGAAACTAGGGCGTATATTGACTACTGGAGAATGCATAAGAAAAGATGTATTGAAGGTTTTTGGTCAGTAGATGATTCTAATATTCAGATAGATGTTAATAAACCTACACCTATTATTGAATCCAACAAATGGAGATATATGCCTGAGAAGTTGTATTTTTATACTAACTTTGGTACTATATTACACAAGCCTGAAGACTCTCCTAAAACTGCTCCTAAGCAGAAAATGAGACCTTTGTTAAGAGATGTAGAATGGGAATTTTTCTATAACATAACTGAAGCAAGGGGATTTTCAGGGTTTGAAGATGATGATGAATATACTTGTAATCATTCAGTCTTTCTTCAAGAAGAGCAACTACATTCTAGTTGTATTAATCCTCATACAAAAGAACCTAAGATATATTTAAAACCTTATGATTATCTTCGCAAGTTACACAGTAAACCACAAGGTAGAGCTTTATGGGAGAATCAAGCTAAGAACCTTTTTGTATTAGGTTCAAGGGGTTTTGGTAAATCTTTTAGTTTAGGTGTAGGTTTAGTATTACATGAATTATTATTTGATGGTGCTAGATATTATACTCAAGAAAGCATAGATAATCCTTTTAAAGTAGAAGTATTAGTTGGTGCAGCTATGGCATCAAAGTCTTCAGATTTATTAGCTAAGACATTAGATGCTTATAATAGTTTACCTGGTGCTTTTGGTTCAGATAATGATTATGTACCTTCACCATTTTTTAAACAGTTTACAGGTTCATTAGGTCCTAATAATACTAAGAATCCTTGGAAGCACGAGTATGAAAAAAAGATAGGTAGTCAATGGGTTACTCAAGGTTCAGGTTCAAATCTTAAACACGCTATTTTTACTATAGAGAATCCTGAAGCAGCAGCTGGTACTAGACCTGGTATAATTTTAGTTGAAGAGACTGGTTTATTACCTAATCTATTAACTGTACACGGTTCTAATACTGCAACACAGATGGAGGGTAATACTAAGTTTGGCTCTTCTTTCTATATAGGTACAGGTGGTAATATGGAGAAGATTGTAGAATCTCAAGTTATATTTTATGATCCTGATGGTTTTGACTTTGTAGCTTTTGATAATGAGTATGAAGAAGATAATAGGAAGATAGGATTTTTTGTACCTGCTTACTATGCACTTAACCAATATAAAGATGATAATGGTAATACTAATGTAGAAGCTGCTAAATCATATTTACTTAAAGTAAGAGAGAAGAAAAAACGATCTAAAGATTCTTCAGCATTAGATTTAGAGATGATGAACTATCCTATAGTTCCATCAGAGATGTTTCTTAATAAGAAAGGTAATATATTTCCTACAGCCTTATTAAGAGATAGACAAGTAGAAATAGAAACTGATACTAAGTATGAGAATGCTTTATACATAGGTAAACTTAAAATTAATTCAGATACTGGTAAAGTAGAATGGTTATTAGATCCTAATGTAAGATTTATTAAAAAGTTCCCACTTACCAAAGATGATGAGGTAAATAAAGAAGGAGGTTTAGTTATTTATAATCATCCAGTATCAGATGAACAAGGTGATATACTTTATGGTAGATATATAGCAGGGTGTGACCCTTATGACCATGATGATGCAGGTACAGGTTCTCTAGGTGCTACGTTAGTATATGATAGATTTACAAATCAAATTGTAGCTGAATATACAGGTAGACCTCAAACAGCTAGGGAATACTATGAGAATGTTAGGAAGTTATTAATATATTATAATGCAAAGTTATTATATGAAAATGAGAGAAAAGGTATATATGATTATTTTGAATCTAAACACTCTGTATATTTATTACAGGAACAACCAGAAATAATTAAAGATGTTTTACAAAATTCTAGAGTAAATCGTTCATATGGTATGCATATGAATAATGCTCTTAAAAGATATGGTGAAGAGTTAATTAAAACTTGGTTATTATCTCCGCATGATGATGGTGATTCTGAGATATTGAATACACATAAACTTAGATGTTTACCTCTTATACAAGAGTTAGTATCTTATAACCCTCAAGGCAACTATGATAGAGTTATGGCGTTTATGATGTTGATGTATTTTATACAGGAAACACGTAAGATAGAATTAGATTCTACTAAGGTATCTTCTAATAACTCTATATCATCGTCTAGTTTCTTTAATAGATCACTATTTCAAAAAACAAAACGGCTATAACTTCAAACTAAAATATTAGAAAACATTTGCATAATAAATAAATTAAGTTTATTTTTGCGTTTTATTGCTAAAAAATATGAAAGGACTCTCTAATTTTCCTAAACAAAAATTACCCAGATCTCAGAAAACTGAACAATGGGGTAAAGATTGTATAGACGCAGCATTACAATTTGCAGATAATGATTTTACTAGAAGGTCACCTAATTATAGAAAACAAAGAAACTATAATTTATATAATGGTATTTTTGATAAAGCTGATTTAGAGTACGTATGTAATCCTTATGGTCTCTCTTCTGAAGGATTAGAGTTCCCAGCTAATATGCAATATTACCCAGTAGCTACTCCAATATTTGACTTATTATTTGGAGAAGAAACTAAGAGAGCATTTGCTTATGTTGTGCGTTCAACTAATCCTGAAGCAATTACTCAGAAGCAAGAAGAGATGAAGAATATGATTCTACAAGCTCTTAAAACTAAATTATCAAATGTATTAAATCCTGAACAAGAACCTCAAGAAGAAGAAGAACCTGAAGAAATAGTTAAATATTTCAAGACTACTTATAAAGATATGCGTGAATCTACAGCTACGCAGATTCTTACTTACTTAAAATATCAACAACAGTTTGATCAAAAGTTTCTTAAAGGTTGGGAAGATGCTTTATTAGCAGGAGAAGAAATCTACAAAGTAGATGTTGTTGCTAATGAACCTATTATGAAGAGGTGTAATCCATTAGAGATTCAAGCAATTCTTCCACATAATTCAGATATATTAGATGATGCAGAAATAATCACTGAAGATACTTATATGTCTGTATCAGAGATTATTGATAACTTCTATAACGATCTTACACAAGCTCAAGTTTCTGAATTAGAAGATAGTGAAATATCATTGTTAAATGGTGGTAATGAGTTTTTTACTCTACCTGAGAAAATGATGATCTCTGAAAGAGAGAGTAATACTTCTTCTAGTACTATATTTCAAGGTTCTAATAACATAACTGTTAAATATGTTACTTGGAAATCTAAAAAGAAAGTAGGTGAACTTACTTTTATGGATGAACTAGGTCTAGAGCAATCTACTATGGTAGATGAAACTTATAGAAAGCAACCTGGTGAAAAAGTTAAATGGTTTTGGATTAATGAATATTGGGAAGGTGTAAGAATAGGTCAAGATATGTATGTTAACATAAGACCTAAGAAATTACAATTCCGCAGAATGGATAATATCTCTGTATGTAAATCAGGATATATAGGTACAGTATATAATTGTAACAATGCTCAATCTACTTCTCTTATGGATAGATTAGTTCCTTGGATATATATGTATATTGTAATGTGGTATAGAACTGAATTACTTATTGCAGCTAACCAAGGTAAGATAGCACTTATTGATCTTTCTTTAATACCTGATGGTTGGGAAATTGAAAAATGGTTGTACTATGCTACAGCTATGAAGTTTGGTTTTGTTGATTCATTTAATGAAGGTAAAAAAGGTCAATCAACTGGTAAGTTAGCAGGTAATATATCTACTCAAAATAAAACATTAGATTTAGAAACAGGTAATGCTATTCAATCACATATATCACTTATTCAATTTATTGAAGGTAAGATTAAAGAATTATCTGGTGTTACAGATCAAAGATTAGGTTCTATTACTTCTTCTGAAACTGTAGGTAATGCTAAAAGAGCAGTTACTCAATCTTCACATATTACTGAGAAGTGGTTTCAAATTCATAACTGGACTAAGAAAAGAGTATTAGAATCAGTAGTAGAAGCAGCTAAAGAAGCTTGGAAGAATCAGAATAAAAAACTACAGTATGTACTTAATGATTTATCATCATCATTCTTTAGTGTAGATGGTAATGAATTTAATAATGCTGAGTATGGTGTGTTTATATCAGACTATGCTAAAGATATTGAAGGTTTAGAGATGTTGAAAGAGCTTACTGTAGCAGCTATGCAAAATGATAAAATTATGTTATCTTCTGTAGCTGATATATATACTTCTGAATCTCTTACTGAAGTTAAACATAAATTATTAGGAGTAGAGGAGCAAATAGCACAAAGACAACAACAAGCTAATGAATCTCAAAATCAAATAGCACAACAACAATTACAATTTGAGCAATCTAGATTACAATCTGAATTAGAAAGAGATTACTATAAAACAGATCAAGATAATCAGACTAAGATTAGGGTTGCTGAAATTGGATCTTTCTCTAGAGTAGAAGATCAAGATGCAAATGATAACGGTGTACCTGACCAATTAGAGATTGAGAAGCTTAAAGCTAATGTAGCATCTACTAATAGGAAACTAGATATAGAAGAAAAGAAGTTAGAATTTAATAAAGAAAAAACAAAAGAGGAGTTGGAGATTAAAAGAAAACAAGCAAACAAGAAAACAAACTAAAATAGCTATACCTAAAATTCAATAAGTAAAAAATGTCTTGCTTATTTGAAAACTATGTTATACTTTTGCAGTTTTAAAACACAAAATTAAAAATGGAAGGAAGAAATAACCCATTAGAAGGATTTGACTTAGACTCATTTGAAGGGTCTCAGTTTGCTAATCCTTTTATTGAAGAGAGAGATGATGATGATTTTGTACCTGAAGTTACACCTGATGCTCCAGCAGCAACAGATGAACCAGAACCAGAGCCACAACCTAACAAAGGTATTCAA